TTCAAGTAAATGTCCGTATAAGAACTTAATGAATAATGAGGGAGGCATTCTTTCAGGAGTACCTTCTGACTTCATATCATACCACAACTGTCTTTCTTTCCTACCTATGTTAGACATTCTAAGTGCAGGTTTACCACGAGGAGTAGGATGAGACCAATCATAAAGAATCTGTTTCATTGATTCTCCAAACTGTTCTATTGTGTCTTCATCTAAGTCGATGTGTTTATTATCAGCCAGTACGCCTATCTTATTATAGATGTCTTCTACTAATGTGTCAAGTGTTTTTTTATTTTTAGTCATTATTTTTATGATTTACAAAGTTAAGTTTTCTAGTGGCAGGATTGAAATTAAGTATACGTACATTCAAATCTAGTTGAGTTTCTGTTCTAGACCTACCTGACTTTCCTGATTTTGTTTTAACATCAATGTATGTCATCTCTCCATCTTTTGTAGCTATTAAATCTATTGGTCCAGAACAACCACAATTTTTAAATACTTCATATCCTTTATCCCATAGCCAAGTTACTGCATAGAACTCAGCCATATCTCCTTTACGATTATCTAAAGAATGTTTACTAATGTGTTTCACTCCAACTACTCCCTATCTTGTATTCGCCATCCAAAGGACAACGAAGATTAAAATGTGTACCTGCTTTTATTATACTGTCAACAGCTAACTGTCCTACCTTATCAGCATGACATGATGGGACTTCTATCTGCCACTCATCGTGGATGTTAGCTACAAATTTATAGTCCATGTTATTAAGAACAAGTAGCTCGTCTAATATAACTAATGCTTTCTTCATAACGATAGCACCTGCTCCCTGTAACAAAGTGTTAAGAGAAGAATGAGCATTACGTATGTAAAGCTTCCTACCATCTAAACCTTTGAGGTATTTTTTTGAAGCTGCTCTTTGTACTCTGTCTCTAAGAGACTTAAATGTAGGCTTATTATCAAAGAAATATTGTCTAGCTCTCTTACCATCTGATGTATTTCCTCCGACCACACTTCCAAGTTTTTCATCTCCTGCTCCGTACATAAGTGCATAGATGAATGTCTTTGCCTTATCTCTTGATTCAAGTTGTGCAGCTCTTTGATTAGCTGTGTGTATGTCTCCATTTAATATCTCCTTTATATAATCATCATCATTCATATAGTGTGCCAACATTCTAAGCTCTAGACCACTGGCATCAACACCTAACAGAACATTTCCTTCATCTACAATCCAACAAGACCTACACTCTTTACCATAAAGGCTGTGAACAGAAGGTACTTGTGCCATGTTAGGACTTCTATGAGTCATCCTGCCTGTGATAGCACCATTAGGTATAACGAAACCATGCACACGACCATCCTCTTCTACCGAGTTGACCCATGAATCTACTTGAGCTATACGTTTTTGGATTAAAAGAAAGTCTGCTATAAGTTTTGCTTCTCTTATATGTGTAACTTCTGATAGAGTTTTCTCATCAACAATGGGTTGACCAGTAGGTGTAAACCTATCTGGCTTCCAACCAAAGTCAATAAGATATTCTCCTATCTGTTTACGACTGCCAAGATTAAACTCTTGTAGTGTTTGTCTCATGAAAGGTTCAAAGTTATTTGTATCTAAACATCTTTGATACTCATCATCAGTAACACCACGTTTAGATAAGTTACCATCCTTCTTGATGTAAGGCGTAACTAACTTATCATCTACCCACTTAGGTTTGAATGTGCTATGCACCTCATCCTCTATGAGTTGAGACTTCTCTCTTAGTTCTGCTAACAACATTAAAGCAGACTCCATATCAAACATGAAACCATTTACTTCTTGCTGTTTAATAATCTTAGCTACAGATTGTTCAAGGTCTATACAAGATTTACTAAATCCTTTCGACTCATTGCGAAGTGATTTATATACTAATGTATTTACTTGTACATCCCTTACACAATACTCTAACATTTTAGGAGAGTAGTTGACATAATCTTCAAAGTCAATCTTTGCCAAGCCAAGTTTATATCCCCACTTCTCTAAACTATGTCCACCGTCTCTGGTAGGATTGAATAGCCTAGAGAGTACAAGAGTATCTATAACTTCTTTATCACTAAGGTCAATGTTACCAAACTTTTCTACTAATGGTATATCAAATCCTATGATGTTATGTCCAATTAATCTGTCGGCTTTTAATAAAAGCTCGTAACCTTCAGATAGTTTATCAGGTGGATACTTATATATCTCTCCTGTGTTTGCATCTTGTGCTACAATACAATGTATTAGTGTTGCCTTTAGGTCATCTGTCTCTATGTCAAATACTAAATCCATAATTAAAATGCCTCGTCTAAACTATTATCAAACTCTATATCACTATCACTAAGTTCTGATAGTCTACCGGTCTCAGCATCATATATAACTCTAGCAGCCATGCCTACATCTCCTGTATACCTAGACTTAAGAACTCTTAGTCTTGTAGTCCTAGCTTCATCAGGGTCATCTGCTTGTTGGTTTCTTTCTAATGCTATCACACAATCACTAAGTTGCCCAATACTATTTGAACCTCTTAGATGAGATAGTGATACTTCAATACCATTCTCATGTCCTTTGTTACCATCAACTCTACGTAAGTGAGAAACTAAAATGATTCCTGCACCTGTCTCTTCTACCAAACTTCTTAGTCTAGTCATGATAGTATCAATGGCTCGTCTTTCATCTCCTTCATGAACAGCACTGACTAACATATGTAAATGGTCAACGACCACCCACTTGCAATCACATCCTATAATCATGAAACGAAGCTTAGTAAAGATGTCATCTATGTCGTTAGTTCCGAAGTGGGAATGTACCCATACTCTGTTTCGGTTATCGCCATCGTATAGCATATCAAACATCTTATCTAATTCTTCTTTGGAAAACTTCTCACGTTCTTGGTCAACGTATAACCTAGCGTTAGCTTCGATAGATAAGATACCATCAATGGTTCTTCTCCAATCTTCTTCCAATGCTATGATACCTACGTTGTCTTCTGTGTTCTTAATAAGATGATGTTCAAGTTCTCTTGTAACACTTGACTTACCAAGACCAGTACCACCTGTAAGTGTGACCAGTTCTCCTGCTCTAAGACCATACAATTTCTTGTTCAGTCCTTCATAAGGATAAGGAACGCTTTGTTTCTTTTCACGATTGTGAAACTTCTCACGTTGTTCAGTAACATTTATAACACCAGAGGGTGTATAAACTTTACTAGCCCACCAAGCCTCAACAAATTCTTTGTGCCTATTAGAACGAAGCATATCGTTAGGGTCTTTAAAACCATTAGGCAAAGAAAGTATCTTAGCTTTTCCGGGCTTGAAAAGTCTAGCAACTTTAATAGATGCTTCCTTTCCTGCCTTATCATTATCGAATGCAATGATTACGTTTTCAAACTCATCAAAGAACTCTAAGCTTTCCTTGATATCTTTGACTGCACCATTAGCACCACGCTTAATAGATACTACAGCCCACTTAGAACCAAGCAGTTCATAAGCAGACATAGCATCACACTCTCCTTCGGTAATGGTAACATACTTACCACCCTTGAAAAGTTGTTGACCAAACAATCCTGTCTCGTTGTAAGTTCCAGATACAAAGAAGTCTTTGCTCTTTACGTTACGAACTTTAGTAGCTGATAACTCATGACCATTATAGAATGGATAGAAATGTTTAACCACGTTACCTTGTAGGTCGTGTACACATTTAACTCCATACTTCTTGGCTGTGTTCATAGTAATCTTTCTATCTGTTAGGGCAGAAAAATTACCTTCATCTACTATGTCAGGTTGTTTAGCCTGTGTTGTCGTTACTGTTTGCATATCCTTACCTCCACATGCGTTAGTATAGTTAGGCATAAATTCACCACAACTGAAACACTTTGCTGAATCATCTTCGTTGATTCCTACAGCATCACTGCTGTTGCAAAGTGGACAGGGTTGGTGTAGTTTGTCCCAAGTTTTATCCATGTTAGCCCTCACTATGAATTAAGATTCGTCTGTTGACTCTTCTACAGTTTCTTCTTCTTGTTCTACGACAGCCTCTGGGCTATCTTTCAATACAGATTCAAGGTTGCTTTGATGTCCTTGTGAAGCATAGTTCAATGCCTCTACTAATACATTCAATGTTCCTATCTTACTGATAGATACATTAGCACCTGCTCTCTTCTGCTCGTCCTCAATCTTTGATACATCATAGACTGATTCGCCATCGTCATTCTTAATAGTAATAATCATATTAAAATTCCTCGTTATCAGATTCTTGTTCAGCGTACTCAACTAAGTTGTCTACTTTAACAGCCATTAGTTCTGCAAACCTACCATAATTATTTTTATATGGTTTGATTTTAACAGTGACTTCAGAGCCATTACCTACTGCTACATCCATTGCATTACCATCCATGTCTACCAACTTAGGTGCGACATTGGCACTGCCATCGTTCTTGGATGCTCTCTTACTGAAAGTAAAAGCAGGTTCATCATACTTAGCCTCGCCTGTTCTTGACCTAACTTGATTCAGTCCTAAGTCTTCTAACTTAGATGCTGTCTCTGTGTCAGTCAGTACAGTTAAGCCATACTTGTGAGGTTCAAACCTCGTGTTAGGCGTTGTGATGTTAGCCCACATTGCCTTTCCTTTTACATACTCATACATATATTATACCTCCTTTAGGTCGTATTAAGTTGTTGCATTATAGCACAGTTAGACTTTCTTGTCAAGTCTTTTTTGTCTTCTTCTTGCATTATTTCTATCCCGTGTAAATTGTATAGCCCCTTGCAAGTCTTCCCATAACTCATCAAGTGCTTCTTTCTTTTGTTCTTTGTTAAGTCTTGTAACGATTTTGATATCAGACTTCTTAGGTATCCATGTATCCCAGTAAGCTTTGTCCATGTCTTTCCATGTCCAACCTATCTCTTTGTCTAGTGTTGTTGATTTAAAATATAGATTCATATAACCCTCCAGTTAAAAGTAGGTACTTTAAAGTGATACCCAGCACTAATTACAAGGGAAGGTAATCGGTTTAGTTCTCATCCCATTTCATCTACAACCTT